TTCCGAGCTTCGCCCGCTGATCCTGGAGTTCTGCCAAAACGACGGAAACTGGATCACCCAGAAGCGGCTTTCGAGGGAGTACAAGCGCGCCATCGCCGTGGTCAATCAGAGGAGCGATGCCGCCAAGTCACGGTGGACAAAGGGAAAGATGGATGCGAGCGCATATGCGGCCCGCATGCCTCCCGCATATGCACCCACACTCATACTCACACCCACACAGTCTTCTCATGGAAAGATCAGTACTGATGCCGCGAGGCCGCCGGCGCCTGAAGGCGCGGCCTCGCGCACACCAGGACTGACGAGCGAGGACACTTGGCGGCAGCGCCTCGCCGCATACGATCCGCATAATCCCCGTGCCACCTGGAAACCGTTCTGGGGGCCGCGACCGGACGCGCCGGGCCACCAGCCGCTGATCCCGCCTGACCTGCTGCGCTGGTGGCGGCAGCGCGCCGCCTGATCCCATTCGACCGCGCCGGCCGGCCGCCGGTACCAACCAGGGAGGGTAGAGCTTCCTACGGATTCGAGGGAACCTTGGAGGGGCGGCCATCTCCCCTGGCTACCCTCCCTTTTTGCCCGCCTGACGCCAAACCGGGGAGAAAAGGTCCCCGCCTACCGGCCCGATGCCAAAACCCCTGTACGGCCAAGTATGGGCATCCTCAGATGCCTGACATTTGTCAAGGAAACGCCCTGTCGGGGCTAGCTACAAGCTGCCGTGAGGAGGGAAATCAGGGTCACGGGGGCCGTGTTTCTTTAGGTGCTCGCGCTGTTTCTCAAGCCGGCGCTGGGCCTGGAAGCGGTCAGCAACCAAGGCCAGCCGATAGAAGACCCACATTCCGCCTATGACCGTCAGGACAGGCCCCACCCATTCCAGGGAGATCAGATCGGTAAGCATGGCCTAACGCCGTTCAGCTTGCGGCGCACCGCCGCTAGGGCGAAGCCGCGGGCTTTCAGCAGCGCCCGCAGCTCGTCTTCAAGCCCGGCCGGGATCGGCGCATGGCCGGCCTGCCAGCGCCGCACCGTCCGATCGGCGACGTCGAGGGCGCGGGCCAGGTCCGTTGTCCAGCGCGGCCCGTACAGAGCCTGGCCGGCCTCGCGCAGCAGCTCGGGGCTCATGTTGGGGCTCGCTCGCGCAGGTCGAGGCGCGTCTCAACCCGCGCCACCCTAACGTCGAGGGCCTGGATATCCTTGCGCAGCGCCAGCATGGTTTCGCCCATGGCGAGCGAGTGAGCCTGCAGCGCGTCCATCTTGCGCCCGAGGTCGTCCATCTTGTTGTCGAGCGAGCGCAGCATGCGCAGGATCAGGCTGTCTGGCTGGTCGTTGTCTGCCATTGTCCGGGCCTCCTCGCCCGTTGTTGGAATGCCCTGTTGGGGCTAACGCCTGTGAAGGCGCCCTAGCGCTCCAGCCACATGGCCAGGATGGCCAGCCCGACAGGCCACAGGAAAAGGATGTGATAGCCTAGCTCGCGCATCGCCTAGCCCTGGTAGTCCTCAAGCTCGCGCTTGGTCATCGGCCGCGCCGGCTTGCGCTTGTAGAAGTGAAAATATGCGGCAATCGCAATCACGATAATCAACCCTGTCAGCATCGCCTAGCCCTCCGCCCTGTCGGGGCTGATGCCGGCCGCCTTGGCCTGGGCGATGGCAGCGTGAATGCGCTCGCGGCCGTTGCAGCCAATGATTTCCTTGTCGCGAAGATGGATCAGTGCGGCCAGCATGGCGCGCGCCGCGCTTTCCTTCGGGTCCGGCCCTTCGCGTTCAACCGTGATGCCCGTGGCGAATGTGACGTAATGCGTTGTCATTGCTGCTCCTCTCCACCGCACAATTGCGCTGGCCAAGGCCCGGCCTCTGACACCGGGCTATGGTCAAAGCACTAGTCGCGGGGAAGCCCCGCGATTGTTGGGGCTAGCAGGGAAACATCACGGCCCATTGCGCCTTGGATTGCCGCAATTTGCGGTCCGCCGTCGGCGCGATCTGCGGCTGTTCGGCCGCGCATATCTCGCCCGTCGCGAAATACTCCTCCAAGGCCTCACCAGCCGCGTCATAGGTGCGATGGAATGAATAGGCGTAGTAATCCCGCCCGCTAATCGTGCGATAAAACATAATCCTTGCTCCTCTTTCAAAACGCCCTGTTGGGGCTAGCCCTTGCGCTCGATGACGGGCGCATCCTTGGGAAACTTGACGATGAAATCGTTAGCGGCGGTTTGCACGTTGACGCTGTAGCCGCGTCCCATCCTGGCTTTCGTCGGCACGCAATAGCCGGTCTGATAAAGCGCCTGCCCAGCTGCCCATGCGTACCAATTGGGCGAGCTGAAAAGGTGCGGGTTGCGCGGCGTGTAGTGCGCGCGCCAACCTTCGATCGCGTTCTGTGTGAGGTCGGTCATGGCTCAACGCTCCACAGAGAACACGAAGACGCGATCGCCATTGGGCAGGCCACCCTCGATCAGGCGACCGTAATTGTCGCCCAGCCAACCAAACTTGGCTGCCAAAGCCTCCGCCGCCATGCGCGCGTCTTTGTCGTCATTGGTGTCGCAGAAATGGCCCTTGGAATAGATCGCGCGGCCCGCCGAACAGGACACAGACCAACGGCTTGGCTTGGTGTTTGTCGGGCCGACAAACTTGACGAGAATGGCTTGCATCGGACTAACTCCAATCATGGCGGGCCCATTGCCCACCTTCTAACGCCCTAAGCCCCGCACCATTTCCGGGCGGGGCTGTGAGGCTATGGCAGGGGGCCTAAGCGGCCATCGCCAGCGGCGGAACTGACAGAACGTAGTCAATATCCTTACGCGGCATCTTTTCACGATGGCAGTTCCGCGGATGGTCACTATCGATGCTGGCCGGGTGTGGCGTATGTCCGCGCGCGTAGCAGTCCGCCAGATACTCCTGCAGCAATGTCTGATTGCCGCATCGCGGGCCGTGCGCAATTGACGGACCGTTCATTGTGCGCGGCTCATACTTGCCAAATGACGGGCTGTATTGCGTGCCCCAATTGGCAATTGTCATGCGCCCCGCATGGTTGTCGCGGTAAACATCCTTCAATGTCCGCCCCGCAAGATCGCGCTTCAACTGAGCGTCGCTCACAACCCAATACTTCCCCGGCTGCCGCAGCTGCTGAATGGTCGACGATGAGGGCAGGTCGACCGTTTCACCTGTGAACCCATTAAAACACTTCATAATTCAGGGCCTCCTATGCCCATTGCATGGGGCCTAATCGCCCCTCTAACGCCCTAAGGCCCGCTATGCTTTTCAGGGCATGCGGGCCGCAAGGGGAGATTGCTCTTAGGCGTCGAATATCGCGGTGAGGGCAATGAGCCCAAAGAACGATCCAAAGCCCCAAGCCAGCCCGGACCAGCCAATCATCTCGACGAGAATTAAAAGCGCCATGGCCTAGACCTCCGTGCAGTCGTCGACCAGGAACGCCATCGTCTTACCGCTCTTATCGAGCTTCACGAGATGAACTTCTTTGACGACCTGGCCCTTGAACATGCGAGGCTTCGTCGTGACGACCTCGCCGTAACGGTCGCCCATCATCCAACGATCGGTATATGCAGGGATTTGAACTCGAATAGTCATCTAGGGTCTCCACCCGATGCGGCGGGCCTGATTGCCGCGCCGATGTCCGCAATGTAGGCGGCAATGTTGAGTCCGTCAACTAGGACAAACAGGGTGCGACATTCTGCCCGCAAATGCGGACTAGATGGCAAGCGATACAGTTAACACGTGTGAACCATCCAAAAAAAAGCGTGCATTTACACTCTGTAGAAGTCTCAATTCCCACAACGGCGCGAATTGTCCACATTGACTAATATAATTTCGTGCCCCGCTTTCGCGCGCGGGTTCAGCGTCAAGGGATGACCTATGGCCTTGTCGCCATCGCAAAAACGTAAGGCAATGGCGAACCCAAAGGCGCTAGAGGCCGATACCGCCATGGGCCTAGCCACTAGATCACGCGGCATCAAAACCCGCGCGGCTTCAAAGAAGATGACGCTGTGGACGGTCTCCCAATTGCTCGAAACATACCGTGACCCGCGCGCCGTCCTACTTGAGATCGCGTCAACCCCAACCGCACAACTAGCCGAGCAAATGCACGGAACACTAGCCGATGCCTTGGCCGAACGTAGACTTTGCGCCCAAGCCGTCCTGCCTTACGTCGCACAAAAACTCCCGGTCCAAGTGGACATGCGCCATACCCGCGCCATCCACCTAAACATCGTCGACGAACGCCAATACCAGGACCTTGTTGAGGTGGCAGCCACACAAGATGACGCCGACACATTCAGCATGCAGCTGATACCTAGCGCACCTAGTGATGACGCAAGCAGCCAGGAGGAGGGTGACGCAACACCTGTCACTCCCCCAGTGCCAGCGCCCGACGGGGAGAGAGAGTAGCAGGCGCATTGCCTGCCACATCACACCGTGTATCGCCCTAAGCAGGCGATCGATAGCTTGTGGATGTGTAGCAGTACCAATGAGTTAGCGAACACACACCACGCCGATATACGTCATCGGTATACACTCACGGCAGCTAGGGCACGCGCCCGCCACAGCGAGAGCCCCTCGCGAAGGGGTACCCCGGGTTTGCGCCGGCGCCGCGTCCTCACGGGTATCCTCCCGTATTTTTCGCTGCGTCGGGGCAGTTATTGACTGTTGTTATGGGGCTGAGTGGCGCTATTTTTTTTTGCGCTCACCGGGGGGAGTTGGTTGGGTTTAGGGTGTGCGGGTGCTTTTTGGAGGCTGTTGCGATGGATGATTTCCAGTTGCGGATTATGCGGGCGGCGGAGCGGCTGGCTGGGCGTGATGGTCCTGATTTGGGTGATCGGTTGGATGAGCTTCGTCTGGCGATTGAGGCGAGTGGTGTGAGGTTGGATTTGCTGGCTGGGCGGTTGGCGGCGTTGATTGCGGTACAGGAGGCGATCTTGGACAAGATGCCTGGGCCGCCGGGTGGTGGTGGTCCGCCGTGAGCCAGGACGTCCTCAACATTAATTGGAAGTCGCCGGGGCCGATTGCGTCGCGCTTCATGGCGTCGAGTGCGCGGATACAGATTATCAACGGGCCTGTGGGGTCGGGTAAGACGACGGCGGCGTTCATGAAGGCGATTCGGTTGGCGGCGCAGCAGGAGCCGTCGAAGGGTCGGACGGTGAATTTGGGGGATGGGGTTAACCGGCCGGTTCGCAAGTTCAAGCTGGCGACGATCAGGGACACCTACCGGTCGTTGTGGAAGACGACGATACCGTCGTGGTTCAAGCGGTTTCCGCAGGATGCCGGGGAGTGGAACGGGGCGGTTGATGCGCCGGCCAAGCATCGTCTGCAGTTTCTGCTGCCTGACGGGACGGTGTGTGATTTCACCAACGAGTTTGGCGCGATCGGCGAGAACTCGGCCGAGGACTTCATGCGGGGCTATGAGCCGACGGCGTGGTATTTGAACGAGTTGGACCTGCTGCAGTTCGAGGTCTTCAACTTTGCCAAGGGGCGGTGGGGGCGTTTTCCTGACATGAGCGAGGGAGGGCCTTCGTGGTGGGGGATGATTGCCGATGCCAACGCGCCCGAGTTCGAGAGTTGGTTGTACCGCGACATCTTCACCCGTTCTGCGGGTGAGCTGGCCGACGACGGGGTGGAGTTGTTCGTGCAGCCTGGCGGGACGGCGGCGGGGGCCGAGAACCTGGTGAATTTGCCGCCGGGGTATTATGTCGATCAGGCGAAGGGTCAGCCGGACTGGTACAAGTTTCGGATGATCGAGAACCGGCCGGGCTATTCGCGGGCGGGCAAGCCGGTTCATCCCGAGTTCAAGGATG